TGAACGTTAAAAAATAAAAAAAAATGAAAACAGATTCAAGAATAAGAGCAGAAAAATACTTTGCTGCTCATGGTATTAATCCCAATATAGAGGGAGAAATGAAAAATCCTAAACTAGATGTTGTTCCAACACCTATGTTTAAAGCTGGAGATGAAGGAGTAACTACAGTTCCATGTGAAATTACAGTAGAAGCATTTTTATTTTACATGTATTGTGAAGTTACTTTTGTAGATCCTGCAGGTAAATCACATAAATTTTGTGGTAATTCAGGAGGAATTGGAGTAGGAGATTTAGAAACAGCAGGAGTTATTTATTATGCTGATCTAGAAACTTTAATAACAACTGCTGCTTTTGGTGTAGCTTTTATAGCTGAAGAGGGCGGTGTAGTTCAGGTAACTTGGGGTACTCATGGTAATGCATCAGCTGCGGGAGTAGGAGAAGGCGGCGGCGCATTTGGTGGAAGTGGATCATGGAGTTAAGTTTAATAATAAAAATATAAAATTATGGGATGTGGATGTAATAAAGGTAAGGCAAGTAGTAATACAAGCAAAACTAAACAAACATATGCAGGAAAGGTAGCAGGTAAAATGGCACCTATTCCTTCTACTGGTCTTCCAGTTGATAAACCTAAATCTGAACCTGTGGCTACACCTACACCAGAAACTACTAAGTCTCCAAATTTATTAGAGAGGGCTTTAAGTTTAGGTGAAGCAGTAGCAAATCATGTAGCCGATGGTATGAGTAAAGTTTCAAAACAACAAATGGCAACTAGATTAGAAATATGTAATAAGTGCCCTTTTAGATCACTTGGTACATGTACTAAATGCGGTTGTATATTATCAGTAAAAGCGGGATGGAAAACTTCAACCTGTCCTGACGAACGATGGCCAAAAATACCTGAATAATGGGAAAAGATTTTACTTTAAGTATTGGAAACATAATTTGGATAATAGGAATTATATTTACTATGGGAATAGCATATAGTCAAATTGCACAACTTGGAGAAGATATAGCCGTATTAGAAAAAAGGTTAGAGAAAAAAATTAAAATGATTAATGAAAACGAAGATCGGATAGTAGAGCTGGAGAAGGAATTAGTCGGACTAGAAGGTTGTAAACATAAATAATAATGAGTGAAATATTACAATTAATTGAAGGATACGGATTACCCCTAGTATTATTATTAGGAGCATTATATGCATTATATAGATTTTTAGTATTTAGTTTATATGAAGTAAAAAACCAATTCTCTCGTCATCATGAAAAGGCGGCAGAGAATATTGAAGAAATGAAAAAGAAAATAGATATAATTTTAGAATATATAAGAAAAAAATAACATGGCAATTACGAGGAAGCAACTTGTAGATCATTACGGATTTAGAGCTACAAAAGAAAATAAAAAACTATTAACCCGAAGAGTAGGAGGAGAAGATACGATAGATGTATATGGTAATGTATTATTCTATCATGGTAAAGCAATCTTAACATTAGAATGGATGCCATCCGAAATGTTCTCCAGATACTTGGAAAAAATGATAAGTAGTATTAAAAAGAAAATACAGTATGCCGAGAGAGAAATATGATCAAGAAATATTAGATGAAGCTATGCGAAATGCATATGCTATCTTAACTGGTAAGTTTACATTTGAGAACTTAATGGATCTTGCAGATGAGGTAGCTTTACCCTTTAATATAGAAAAGGAAAAACCTGATTATGATGCGATGATTGAGTATTTTATTGAAACTGAAGAATATGAAAAGTGTGCTAAATTAGTGAAGTTAAAAAATGAATCAGAAACATAAAGAGCAAGAAGCTATAGGTTGGAAGATATTTGGTATGTACCTTGTTATTATGTTGATAATATATTTAATAGGAAAATAATGAGTAAATTTATAGAGATATTTAAAAATAATAATGATTGGAACGAAAAAACAATAGTAGGTTTTATTGCTTTTTGTATTATGGTTTTAATCATGTTAGCTGACCTACTTACAGGTTGGATAGGAAAAGATTTAGTAATTAATGAATTTGTTTATGATTCATTCCTCATCCTAGTATTAGGATGTTTTGGAATTGCAGGATTAGAGAAATTCGCAAAAAAATAATAATAATGGCAAAATGTGAATGTGGACAAACAAGCGACCCTAATGGAAATTGTGATGGAACTCATAAAAAACTTAAGGATACTTATACAAAAATTAAAGAAGCAGTCTGTAAAGGAATCTGTAAAATCACCTGTAACAAAGTATGTCTTAACTGGTGTGAAACTAAATGCTGCTAAAATGACAAAGATAAGTGATCATGTAAGTTATAAAGAAGGTACTTATAGTAGAACGGCTTTACGGCGAGGATTAGATAATACTCCTGGGCCAGACCAATTAAAATGTATGATGGAAATTGCAGAGAATTTATTTGAACCTTTAAGAGAGTGGGTAGGGGGACCTATAAAGATTAATAGTTTTTTTAGAGGTAAAAAATTAAATACTGCTATCGGAGGATCTAAAACCTCACAGCATATGAAAGGTCAGGCTATGGATATAGATGATACATTTGGGCACAAAACAAATGCTGAGATGTATCACTATATAAAAGATAATCTAATTTTTGATCAGATGATATGGGAATTTGGAGATGATAATAATCCTAATTGGATTCATGTTAGCTTTGTAACTCATAGAAAAAATAGAAAAAAGTTAACTGTAGCATATAAAGATGAGTTTGGAAAAACTAGATATATACATACAGCTAAACATGAAACAAGAACCGGAGGACTATCTCCAGATTGCGGACCAAGATTATGAAAAGAATAGGAGAACATTTATTTGAGTGGATAGCTACCTTTAGGTGGTATGTATATTTTAAAAAGGTAGATCCATCAACTTCTACAACCGCGCTTGTTGTAGATCCTGATGGTAAAGTAGGAACAAATACAAGTATAGGATCTCCGGGAGTTGATTCGGTTACAACGACTGATGGTACGTATATTGATATGACACCAAATACACCTACTACAGGAGCTGTAACTGTTACTTCTGATTTAAGCGCTGTTGATGGAACTTCAGATGTCACAACTAGATTTTTAAGTAAAGATAATACTTGGGATGTACCAACATATACAATAAGAACTGGAGGAGCGATGTTTGCAATATCTGGTATGGAAAATTCTTTTAATGAGAATAGATGGTTAGTTCCTAGAAGATATAAACTTTCCACAAATCCTACTGGAACTTCTAACGGAGATTATTTATCAGGAGCTAGTGAAGATTTTAGTGCAGCAGAACTGGCCAATATTGATTTTGTTACTCATTTAAGACTGCAGAATTTTATGGCGGATGGAAATTTACAACCAGTACGATATGAAGGGTATATTGCAATGCAACAGATAGCTTTACACCATGATTTAGAGTTTGGAGTATTTGAAGCAAGTCCTTCAGACGGAGATGCAGATCTAGCATATACATTTACAAGTTATGATACTATGCAACCACATGGAGTAACAAACAAAATAAAAAGAATATCTGGAACAATTTCGGATACTTTAGCGGCGGGAACTATGTGTTCTTTTGGATTTCATAATCCAACATGGACAACTCCAGCAGATCAGGATATAGATGATTTTAGGTATTGGATTACGGTATACTTTAATTAAGAAATAATAGAATAATGGAAGCAAGAGAAATTACAAAAATTAATAGATTATTTAATCAGGTAGGTGGAGCGGGTGCTTATGAGATTGATTTTGAAGGTAAAGACATTAGATTTTTAAGGCTAACTAATCTGCTTCCAACACCTTTAGCACTCGATATATATTTAGAACATAGAGATACTACAACCAAATATTACATCAGTTTGGGTATTTTAATTTTAAATGGATCGTCTTTGAGCTTTAATGAGGAGGATATTTTTTTAGCTCCTGGATATAAACTAATGGTAAGAACACCAGCAGCTAACTCTTTTTCTGCAATATATAGATTAAAATAATATGAATCATTTCCAAATAGTACCAGCGTTTGTTAATACACGAGAATTTTCTTGTGAAGCTAAGAACTTCATTAAGACAGGATATTATACAAATTCTCCTGCAGGAACATATGCATATAGAGAGTATTGGCAAGAACAAACTCGTAGATGTTTAGAAGGGTTTGAAGTAGGAGGTGTTAGGATTACTGGAGCTCATTACTTTTATTTAAATTTTACACAGATTAAAGCTACTGTAAAGCAGGGAAAAATAGAAAGAAAAGTATTAACATTTCCATCATTCCTAGATATGGATTATTATTACTTTATGGAATGTGAAATTGCAAGAGAGAATGGTCAAGGTATTATTGTAGCTAAAGCCCGACGAAAAGGATTCTCATATAAGAATGGTGCATTATGTGTATATCAATATAATTTTTTCAGAGATTCAACAAGTATAATTGGTGCATATTTAAATGAATATTCTAATGCAACTATGAGTATGGCTTTTGAAATGTTAAACTTTTTAAATAAACATACGGCATGGGCTAAACGTAGAAATCCAGATAGACGAGATTTTGTAAAAGCGAGATTTAAAGAAGTAGTAGATGGACAAGAAGTTTGGAATGGTTATAATAGTGAGATCTTCACATTAACTTTTAAAGATAACTTCTCAGCAGCTATTGGTAAAACAGCTGACTTAATGTTATTTGAAGAGGCCGGGAAATTTCCAAATCTTATAAATGCATATATGGTAACAGCACCAGTATTTAGAGATGGTAATGTTATGATTGGTATGCCTCTTATATTTGGTACAGGGGGTGATATGGATGGTGGATCAAATGACTTTGCCGAGATGTTTTATAACCCAGAAAAGTATTGGCTAAGACCTTATGAAAATATTTGGGACGATGGAGGAGCCGGAACTAATGCAGGATTTTTTATTGATGATATGTGGTATAAGCCTGGAAAGGTAACATTGCCAGATGGAGAAGTTGTTAGGATGGTAGATGATCAGGGTAATTCAAATAGAGAAGCTGCTGAAACATTTTTAGACCAAGAACGTGAAATATTAAAAACTACAGATTCAAGATCTACATGGGAAAAATATATTACTCAGTCTCCTAAAACTCCAAGAGAAGCTTTCTTAAAAACAAGTGGAAATATATTCCCAACTATTGAACTAAATGCTTGGCTAGCAGAAATAGAAGTAACAAAAAAAGCACAAGATATGGCTATGATAGGAGAGTTATATTGGGAAAAAGATAAAGTAAAATGGATGCCTAATAATGAACTTAAACCTATTAATAAATTTCCATTAAAACCTAATGAAGATAAAGAAGGATGTGTTGTTATATGGGAACATCCATTTAGAGATCCTTCTAGTGATGAAACTCCTTTTGGTTTATATATTGGTGGGACTGACCCTTATGATCAGGATAGTTCTACAACAAGTTCTCTTGGAAGTACATTCATATATAAAACTTTCCAGAAGTTTGATAAGACATATAATTTACCTGTAGCAGAATACACAGGAAGACCAGAAACCGCAAAAGAATATTATGAGAATATAAGAAAACTTCTTACATATTATAATGCGCAAACCTTATATGAGAATAACTTAAAAGGTTTGAAGATATATTTTGAGCAAAAGAAATGTTTACATTTATTAAAATCTCAACCAAGTATATTAAAAGATATTGTAAATCGATCTACAGTAAGTAGAGGTTATGGAGTACACATGAGTGAACCTATTAAAATACAAGCTGAAATTTATTTAAGAGATTGGTTATTAGAAAAACGAGCGGATACGGATGAAGGAGATAAATTAAACCTACACTCTATATTATCTATTCCGCTGCTAAAAGAATTGATTGCTTATGAAAAAGACGGAAACTTTGATAGGGCTATTGCCTTTATGTTATGTATTCTTCATAGTCATGAGAACTATCATATTGATCTAGAAAGTCAGTTTGATTTTGGCCAAAGTGATAAATTTTGGCGTACAAGCCACTTTAAAAAAAGAAAAGTATGGTAAATTAGTGGATTATTGAAATAAATTATATATTTTTGTAGGTTGAAAAAGAGTACTTAATGGAAAATAACGGAGCATATGTATTAGCAGACCTTCCAAGACAGAAACTGTCTAGGAGCGCTAAAGGAAAAAAGTGGGGACAGAATTGTATAGATGAGCTAGAGAAAATTACTTATAGCGAGATGGAATATAATGGGAGATCCTCTCGTTATAGGAAACAAGTTAATTATGATTTATATAATGGTAAATTAGATCAGGCAGATTTTCAATATGTTCTAAACCCTTTCGGTGTTAATGAAGCAGAGTTTCCTGCTCAGATGCAACACTATGATATTATCTCACCTAAGTTGCAATTACTTATGGGGGAAGAAATAAAAAGACCTTTTAATTTTAGAGTGGTTACACATGATCCAGATGCTATATCTAGACTTGAGACTATGAAGAAAGATATGATAATGGAATTTTTATATTCTGTGGTAGTACCTCCTTCAGAAGAGGAAGCTCAGATGCAAGAACAACAACAGCTTGCAGAAA